TTATTTATTTACATCCACCGTCACGCCGGACTTGAATTCCACAATAAATTTATCCTCATAGATGCTGACTTTTTCGATCAGCCGTCGGATAAGCTGCTCGTCGTATTCAGCGAGGGCGGCGGATTGCTTTTTTAGGAATGCGCTCATATCAGCCATCCGTTTTTTCAGTTCCTCACGGTTGACGTTTTCAATTTGCAGTTTTTGCTTTTGGTCACGCAGTCGGTGAATCTCATCGCCGACTTTATCATAGTCGGCATTGGAGGTGGCAAGCTTCAGAAGTTCCGTTTGAAGTTCTTCCAGTCGCTTATCGATATCTGCCAAGCCCTTGTCGTTTTCTCGATTTATCACGGTGGCAATGTTATCCTGTAGGGTTGAGAGGAAAGAATTCTTATCGCAAAGTGCCTGATTGATGGCGGTGACCAACACTTGCTCGATGGTGTTTTCCAGCACCGTGCGGGCATCGCAGAACAGACCAGTGTTTTCCAGTCTGCTGACGCACCGCCAGACGATAGACTTTTTGCCTCGGTTATTCCAATGCACCCTGCGAAAAACCTCGCCGCAGTTGCCGCAAATGACTATCTGAGCGAAGACGTGGTTGCTGCTGAAGGTTCTGGTCTTTCCGTTCGGACTTGTGTGTACAATACGGCGGCGGATAAGCTCTTCCTGCACCTGCATGAAAATTTCACGCGGGATAATGGGCTCATGGTTATTTTCTACATAGTATTGAGGAACAATGCCGTTGTTCTTAACGCGTTTCTTTGTAAGAAAGTCAACGGTATAAGTTTTCTGCAAAAGAGCATCCCCAATATATTTTTCGTTTCGCAGGATGTGGTTTATATTGCTGGTATGCCATCTTTCATTGCCTGCTCCGTTTAAAATTCCATCAGCTTCTAATCCACGGGCTATCTTTAGCATACTAGCGCCTTCAAGGTATTCTCGGTAGATGCGTTTTACAATTTCAGCTTCCTCGGGAACAATCACTAGATGTTTGTTTTCATCCTTGGTATAACCGAGAAACCGGGCGCAGTTGATTTGGATTTCACCTTGTTGATATCGGTATTGCAAGCCTAGCTTAACATTCTGGCTTAAGGACTGACTTTCCTGTTGGGCGAGAGAGGCCATGATCGTAATCATTACCTCACCTTTGGAATCCATTGTGTTTATATTTTCCTTCTCGAAATAGACCGCGATGTTCTTATCCTTAAGTTGTCGGATATATTTCAAACAATCCAGTGTGTTTCGAGCAAAGCGGCTGATGGACTTTGTAATGATCATATCGATATTTCCGGCCATACACTCGTCAATCATGCGGTTAAATTCTTCGCGTTTCTTGGTGTTGGTGCCGGAAATACCGTCGTCCGCAAAAATCCCCGCCAGCACCCAGTCGGGGTGCCCTTGTATGTAGGCGGTGTAATGCTCAATCTGTGTGTCATAGCTGGTAGCCTGCTCCTCGCTGTCTGTGGAAACACGGCAGTAAGCAGCAACGCGTAGTTTCGGTTTTTCTTCATCCTTGCTCTTGCGAGCATGCTTCCTTGCCGGAATCACGGTGACATTTTTACTGACTGCCATTCTTTTTCACCTCCGTTTCAATTAAACTGTAGGCGTATTCCGCCTGTCCGAATGGGTCGTCGAATTCTTCTGTTCCCTCTTTCATGCGAAAGGTGGTAGGATAGACGACCTCTTTTCCTTGTTTAAACTTTTTGGTACGACCGAGTCTTTCCGCCCGTATAATTCGTTCCGCCTCGGCAGTGTTGAAAGTGTCCTGATCAATAATCGGCGGATAAAACTCATCACCGAGGTATCGGGGGTTTCGTAGCATTCTGCCGATACCGGAATGGTAAGTGTTTATGCCTGCTTTCTTTGCGGCCGTAGCCAAGGAATCGCCGGACAAATAGGAATGAAACAAGGCCTTAATCTGCTCGGCAGCTTCTATATCAATTACGGCTTTTCCGTTTTCAATACGGTAGCCAAATGGTGTATAGCTCATTTATCTCACCAGCCTTTCTTTTAGCGTAATGCCGCATTTTAATTCAAATCCAATCTCCGACCTGGAATACACAACAACCCGCTCTACAAAGCGTTTGAAAATGTCCCCGTCAAAGCCCGTTAGTATTGATGCCTTGGTAGCATATTGCAGCAGAGCACTGACCTCACTTAGGTTTTGAAAGTCATTATTCAAAAATCGCGTTATGGATTCCTTTTGGCGGCGCAGGCGTTCTGCCTCCTGCAGCAGTTCATTATTGCTCTTATTGTAAACGGCAGGCTCAAGATAACCTTTGGTCATCAGCCCAACCAGTACATTTCGCTGTTCTGTGTTTTCTTCAAGCTTCTTGTCAAGCGCACGTATGTTTTCCAGCGTTTCATCGGAACTCATCCCACGCAAACTGACTAACAATGGTCTTAGGACAAATGCATGTCCGAATATGAGCTTGTTCATCATGGTGACAAATGCGTATTCGAAATCGGACTCCGGCACATATTTCATAGAGCATTTCTTGATGTCAGCAATATGAGTGGAGCAGCACCAAGCAATTCGATGTCTTCCGCTTGAGTGACTTCTGCGTTTAAATGTGCCACTGCACTGGCCGCAGATGATTTTGCCTGAAAAGGGATAGCGATTTTGATACTTTGTGTTTTGCTTTTCCAGCCCTTTTTCTTTACCACGCTGATCGATAATATCCTGTGCGGACTCAAAATCCTCATGGCTGATAATCGGCTCATGATGGTTACGAATTAGATATTGATCTTTCTCTCCATTATTGTTATGGCGATTGAAGTACTCATCTGTATAAGTCTTTTGGAAAATGACATCGCCAGTATATTTTTCATTGCTAACCATCCCGCGTATCGTCGTTGATGTCCAGCGACCACCTTTTTTGGTCGGGATCTTTCGTCTGTTCAACTCATTAGCGATTTTCTGGGTACCCTTGCCGGACAAAATCTCGGCGAAGATGAAACGGACAATTTTAGCTTGAGACTTATTGATAACCATTTCTCCATCCACATTGTCATAGCCATAAGGCGGATAAGATATTTTATATGTACCATTTTGGAATCTGCGCTTAATCGACCATTTGCTGTTCTCGGAGATGGAGACCGACTCACTTTCGGCCAGTCCAGACAGGATTGACAGCATGAGTTCGCTTTCCATTGACCCTGTGTTGATATTCTCTTTCTCGAAATAAATGAAAACATCAAGGTCAAGCAGCTTTCTGACCAGTTCAAGGCAATCGGTTGTATTTCGAGCAAATCTGCTGATTGACTTCGTTACAATGAGGTCTATTTTTCTGTCTTCACAGTCGGCAATCATACGAAGCAGTTCAGGCCGCTTTTCCTTTTTTGTGCCGGTGATTCCCTCGTCATAATAGAGCCCGGCGAACTCCCACTCAGGATTTGCATTGACGTAGGATTCGTAATGCTTTATTTGAGTGTCCAGACTTTCGAGCTGTTCATCGCTGTCGGTAGACACACGGCAGTAGGCCGCAACCCGTAGCTTGGTCTGTTCGGTTAAATTGGCTGTGCTTTGAGCAATTTTCGTTACCTTTTTCAAATTCTCACCTCCTTAGTCAGTGTGACATATTACCTCTGAAACGAAGTTATATCAACGATTTCAAGGCATAATCTCGGCTAATAGCGGCGAGAAAGTTTTGCGATTTAATTCGGTTATCTTGTTGAATTCCGACAAGGTAATTAAACCTTTCTCAAGCATAGAAGTGAGTATTTGCTGCGCTCTTACATAATCAACTTCGCGCTGCATTTGTTCCTGCGGTGTAGAGTTAACTCCACTATCAATTTTCAGCCCTTCGCCAATAGGGCAACGCACCAACTCAAATTTTTGTTCATTGAACACGAGAAACCACCTCCTCGCTATACGGAGAAAAGCGGAGCGTTTTATACACCTATAAATAAAAAAAGCCCGCAGAGTTTTTACGCTCCGCGGGCTTGATAATAGTTATCACGAATATTTAATGAAAGCATCCTTAAATCCTGCCGCCTTAACCTTCTTGAGCATGGCGTCAGCATTTGCCTTGACAGAGTATGCACCGACTTGAACTCGGTACAGTTTCTTCGGATCGGTGGAGGTAGGCGCTTCGTTTGCTGATAGCAATTTTTTAACTTCGGCACGGAAAGTATCCATTGACTTCCTGTGTTTAGGAAACCAGTGCCCGGGGTCGGCATGGTTACTGGCGATACCACGCTTATGCCCTTCGTAATGCCCAATGATAACGCCATCTGCCATTGGGTCGAGCTTGTACTCTTTGCAGAGATAGGCGCATAATTCAGCTGCTTCTTTATATATAGCATTGAAGTAAGCAGCATCAGTCAACCCATCTTCACAAATTTCAAAACTGATATGAGTATCGTTGACCGAGCCTTTTGAACCGGAGCCACCATGCCAACCTCGATGATTCCATGGAAGCGTCTGATACGTGGCAACTGTTCCGTTCGCCAGCTTTCCGATGAAGGCATGAACACAGACCTGCCGTCCTCCGGGCTTATCTTGGTTCCAGTGGTTATTGTACTGGTTCTTCCCAAGCAAGCCGTCGTCAGGGCCGACATAGCGTTTCAGCCACGGATTATTTGCCCCGGTGGAATGCACCATAATTCCTTTAGGGATTATCGTTTTACCTGCTTTATAGCAGGCGTTATTTGTTAGTATTAACTTATGCAAATTCATTCTTAATCACCTCACAATTCAAGTGTTTATGTCTGCTGTAAGTTAAGGCGGCTCCGGGGTATGTGCCATCCAGCAAGCGCGAAACATCAAACTCAAGATTACGAAAGTTATGTTCGCCGCGTCTGCCGATAAACACTGTTGATGCTTTAGTTAAATCAATCATTTTCATCACCCGGCTTACGAGGTTCATCATCACGGCCATGCAGCTGTTTTAGAACCTCCTTGAGTTTTTCGGGTATGGGAAGCCCAATATGGCTTGCATTCTCCAAAATGGAAACACCTTCATTGCTCAAGTAGAAGAAGATTACTGCAGTCCGAAGTACGCCACCATTGTCCCCAGCACTACCCAGTATCTGCGTATCAAGAATATGGGCTACACCCACCATTGCAAAAATAAGTACCTTTTTGAAGATGCCTTTTGCACCGATTTCGCTGGATAGCTTTTTATCTACAATGGCACAGAGCACTCCGGTCACGTAATCTATGGCCACAAAGGCTATGAGCGCATAAAGAAATCCATCTAACCCACCGAGAAACCACCCAAGAAAAGCACCGACAGCGGCAATGGCTATCTGTATCCAATTCCATATCTCTTTCATTTGAAATACCTCCGTTTCATGAATTCTTGTATAAAAAAGCGCTCCCGTAGAATACGAGAGCGCCATAGATGAATTTTGTCTAAAGCATTAAAATTAAGTTCTGAAACTGTTGCATCACGTCCGCTCTTGGCCGTCCTGTTCCAATGGGTAGCCATGTTATGGGCGGGATATCAAAGGTCGTCGAGGAATCAAAGCTGTTGATTGTTGTAATAACAGATTCGATGGCTTTTCGAAGCTCCATGATATGGAACGGCCAGTTCTTAACCGCGGTTTTTCCGGCAATAATATCCTCACTCCAGCCAGCGGATGGCAGGTTGTAATAGCTGCGTATCGTATTTACAGCGATTCGGAGCGTCTTGATATGATCTGCCTTCACATGTGTGTCGTTCGCTGTGATCGTCTCAAATGGGGATGGCAACACAGTGAAAGTACGTACAACCTCCGGGCTTGATGACCCGATATCGCTATCAAGGCAGCGGACGGTCACAGTATGGCTTCCTGCACTCAATGTTGTCGCTTGATACACCGTATTGACACCATTGCCCAGATAGCCGCTTACGGAAAACATCTCAGGATTGTCTACGCTGTTAACCCAAGCCCCCATATCGATTTTAACTTCCACAATCTGTGTCTGACCGTCCGGTTCAATTCCCGTAGTTATCATAAACCTTGGAGTGGTATTGTAACCGGAACTGCCGGATATCGGGCATACAATTGCCGGAGCAGTCGGCGGACTGTTTTTCTTTACATTGCCGCTTACAACATAGCCGGAGACTGCATCCAGTGTATCGGTTACGCTGATGCGGTAGCGGGTATATGTTCCTGCTATCTGTGATGCATTTGCTGTATATGTCCCCGAGGCGGCACTTGAAACGACGATTGTCAGAGCTTCGTATGCTGACCAGTTAATCCCGTCCGTTGAAGTTGATCGCTGAATGACATACTGCTTTATAGCGCTGGTTCCGGGTATCGTTCCACTCCATGAAAGAGTAACAGTGGCTGATTCGTAGATGGCAGGAGTAGCGGTAAAAGAGGTAGGAGGTGTAGGCAGTGTATTTCTACGGACAGTGTTGCTGGAAACAGTCCAGTCGGAGTAGAAACTCTCTCCGGCAGCACCTCGCGTTCTTACTCGGAAACGGCGATAATTTCCGCGTGTAGTTGGAGGGCTGACACTTAAGATGCTACTTGTTGCAGAAGTGCTTACTGTAGTCAGTGCTACCCAATCGCCCCAGTCGCTGTTATCCGTTGAATCACTATACTGAATTTCATAAGATGTGATAGCATTTCCTGCACCACTGGATGCTCCGCTCCACGAGAGAGTAACATTTCCTTCTGCCAGCGTTGCGCTTACTGAGCAAGCGGTCGGTGCTACGCAGGCGTTGATATCGCAGTAAATGCTGTTACTTATTTTTTCCGAGGAGTAAACATCGAGATTGTCAATTGTCCAAATGCCAAATTGAGTATATGTGCCTGGGGTTCTTGATACATTTGGGTTGTAACTGCCGCCACTTGCCGACAAGGTCAGAGTGGTCAGAACATTCCATGGACTCCATGTGCTGTTATCCGTAGATGTTCGACTGGCAATCTGGTATCCCTTGATTGCACTCGTACTTCCAGAAGCACCGCTCCAAGTAAGCGTGATTGTTTCATCACTATAATTGATTGGAGTAGCAGTCACTGTAGTTGGTGGACTAGGAACTGTGTTTCTGCGAACAGAGTTCGATGATACCCTCCAGCCTGAATAATAACTTGCTCCTGCTGTACCTCGAGTTCGCACCCGAAACCTACGATAATTACCCCGTGTTGATGGTGGTGCAACTGACAAGCTGGCACTAGTGGCCGTGGTGGTTACTGAAGTTAGTGCTGTCCACGATCCCCAATTCAAGTTGTCAGCAGAATCACTATACTGTATCTCGTAGGAGGATATGGCATTATTTGTACCACCGGAAGCACCACTCCATGATAATGTAACATTATCCTCCGAGAGAGTTGCATTCAATGAACAGGATGTCGGAGCATTACAAGCTGTGGTTCTTATTGCCCAGTTAATTGTTAACACTATCTGGCTTAAATCATCCCTGGCTCGAAATCCCATATAGTTTAGGGTGCTGGAGCCGGCATCCATGAATAAACAGTTACTAGCTCCACTACCGATGGAATCAATGAGTGCGGTGGAAATTGCGATATCCTTTGCACCTTGTCCGGCAGAAACAGTATAGCTATACCCAGAGGTAACTTTCGTAGGTCTACTCCCGGATATGCTGGTACCCGAACTAGGAGATGGCAAACCATATGCATTTCCAGCATATAGCGTTATAGTTCTGGCTGAACCCCAATCACCTGCAGCTATTCTAACAAGATGAATACTGGCAGAGGTGGGATAATAGTTCGCATAGGTATTTCGAATACTTGTAAGGTTAAATAACATGGCACCAACATTCTCATAATTATTGGCTGGAGCATAAACCCCTTGTCGAACGTAGTCGGTTACACCCGCAATCCAACTTCCATTACGCCATGTACAAGCATTTGTTGCCTGATAAGTTGCCATAGGAATTCACCTCCTACTCATAAACTGCCGATACCAACGAGTTTACCAAACCGCAAAGGTTGGTGTTCATGCGAGTATCCGTGATGTTATTTGAAACTATCGATGTGGCTGCTGTCGGTACAAGCACGTCTGCAATTCCGAGTTCATAGATATCGCTGGTTCTTGTCAAAGCCGGGGCCACAGGTGTTGCAGCGGGCGTCCCGTCGACAACAGCAATCTGAATGCTTCGGCTGATTTGACTTAATCGGACAACAATCCGATCAATACGTGGATTGCTTCCGTTTGCCGTTGTCAGCGGAATATTCAAGTCATCCGTATTCTCATATCGGTACCCGTTAATCCATGCGCTTCCTGCTGCCACGCTCACAGCCAAGCCATTTGCAGGCGTCACCTGCAAATTTGTTGCTGTCATATAAAATACACCGTTGGAGACGAGGCTTCCAAAATATGCCGCAAAGTCCGCTGCGTTATAGACTCTATCTCCGTCAGTTGAGTTGAAAAAACCGCTTTTCTCCATACTGATTTCCTCCCGTTAAGCTCTCGCATAAGAGCAAGATATAAGATAAAACCCCGTAGGCAGTGTGGAAGCGGCGGCGTTTGCCACCACACCGCTTGCGTTGATCGTAATCGGCATACTGGTACCGCTTCCACCCACGGCAGTCGCCACAGAGCGCACAGTTGAGTAGGGGTAAAAGTTCGGGTTTGTTATTGTTAAAATCGTGCCGCCGGATGCGACTCCTGAAGCACCTACGTTGACTTGCATTCCGATTGAAACGACGCCCTTATTTACAAACGACATATTAAAACCCATTGTCACTCCGCTACCAAGCGAGTAAGTAAGCGAGGTGTCAGCTTCCTGGGCCATCTTTGCAGTAGTTACAGCTCCGTTTACAATCCTCGCCGTGGTAATTGGTTCGTTATTAATGTTGAGCCAGTTCGCCTGACCGGAAGGGTTATTGAACACGAAAACTGAAATCACATAGAACGTCATGGTATTGCGGGATATAAAGAAGCCCATCGCTCGCTGATAGCCGTTACCCGTGTTGTCCCCACTGTGCTTGAATAGAAAGACATGCCCATCATCACTGGGTTGGTCACTGAACTTGTTACCACTCCACGAAGTAAAGTAAAAGGCATCTCCCGGCACCATGTTGTGCAAGGCATATTGACCGATAGATATAATGCCCTCGCCCACAATTATTTCAAGCGCAGGAAGTTTTCCAAACAGATTGTTGATTGTATCCGCAAAATTATCACCTTGGATTTCGGGATTTACTACCATCAAGTCACCCAAGGTTTCTTCTACAGTACTAAGCGCTCCTTCTACTTCACCTAAGCTTCCCTCTACGACACCCAGAGCTTCCGCCACTTCGGATATGCCTGTGGGAGCCGATAATGCTGTTTTAACCTCGCTCATGTCGGAACGGATTTTCTGTGCTATTGTTATTTCAGCCTTTCCAAACACTACGCTAATAGTCTGACCGTCAGCATCATAGGTTTCTTCAACCTCGGTGATTCGGGTAGTCATGGATACGCCCCACGCCTTAGAGATGACTTTAACGGTCTGTCCAAGGTCGAAGTCTATCTTGTATGTCAAGTTGCCATGAGGGTTTACCGATGTGTCAAACGAATATCGTATTGCCTGCTCATTTAGCTTGCTCTGACCTCTAAAAGTCAGAGTCTCGATGTAATCTGTTCCGAAGTCCTCAGCCCGTAGATCTTTAGCATCCACGAAAATTTCACGCCGAGTTTCTCCTGAGCCGCTTGTGATGGCGACAAATGTCCGGCTTGCACCTTCACCTTCGCCACCGATGAGTGCAGTGTTGGCGTAATCCGCTGCGCTCTCTGTATATATCTGTTCAGTGAGATTCTCATACTCCTTGGAGAACACCGCCTGGGAGTTGGCACCTTTATACAGAGTCACTGTAAAGATGCCTGTGGCCGGAGTGAACACAGTCTTAATGCCAATATCCGAAGCGGTACAAAGTTCCGTCACCGCATCCATCAGATTCCGGTATGATATTTGGGTACTAACGGGAACACCTAAGTTTGGAGATGAAAAGGCTATTCCGTTAATTTTTCGTGCTGCATCGGTAGGGCTGATGAGATTATTATTTATCAGCTGCAGAACACAGGCAGAAAGATCACCGGATAACTTCTCAGTTTGCCATAGAATACGGCGGGAGAGAAAGGATGTTGCAAAGCGACCACTCGCCGTGATAAATTCCCGCTCGGTCTGAGAAAGTTTCAGATGCTCAATAATGCCGGCTTCTTCGTCATCGTTCTTCCAAATGATATTCCCTTCTTTTAAGAGTGCAGTATTCTCCGGTGTTGCTATGGCTTTTAACTCAAATGAACCACACTGGGAGTAACGCCGTGTCCAGCGCAGGTATTCGAAAGACTCCACAATACCCGTAAGCTCCCGGTTTGGACTATAGATATATAGCTGCATTCTCACACCCCCAAAAACTGCGGACGATAGTAAATGCTGACTTCCAGCAGTTCCATATTGACTGAAGCATCGTAGCGCAAAGTGTTAATGCCCGAAGCAAGCTGGAAAAATACCGAGTCGGTGTCCAGTAAGGAAAAAGCATTCGTTACCACGGAACCGTTAACGCTAACCACCCGCTTACCTGCAAAATGAGTATATACACGAAGTTCATCCCCGGCATTCATCGTCGTGAGAAGTCGGATGTATTCACCAGTGTCTATATTTAAGAGTTCCGGATTTGTCACGGTTCCCAGCGCTTGGAATACAATCTCGCAGCCGCAGGAAACATCGCCGATGTTGTAGATTCAAAATAAAGTCGTATACCAAAAAATAAAGAAGTATACTCGAAAATAAAGTTGTAATCTCACAATGTGATGTTTCGATTATGTTGAGCGGAGCATTGTTGATTTTACGCCGATAAATCGGGTTTCATCTACTCATAAAGTATACAACTTTATTTTCACACCATTACTGGCAAGGGGCTGAAAAGGTCAATCAAAATTAAAGATATGCTGATAGTGTACGACTTTATTTTGAAAAAAGCCTTAAAAAGCCCTTTGCAGTTTACAACTTTATTAGAAAGGAACAGTAGGAGGTATGAAAATGAACTACTTTGAACAGGAGCTTCGTAAGCTGTTCGGAAATGACACAGCCATCTCTGATAAAAAATTTGTCGGAAGGGCTTTTTTCGGGAAACTCACCGACAACCTCCGCGTGAAAATTGAATTTGTTACGATGGGGATAGCGGACCATTACGAGGCGATCAAGGCAACCGTAATCAATCGAAATGACGGACCGGTAGACGCTGTAACGCTTCGATTTTCTGACCTATTTGGCAAGAAAGCGGTCAGCAACCCAAACTTCAGGAATGGCATCACTCCGTACATATGGAGGTATGGAGAGGAAATCGATTGGTATGTCTATAAGCCAAATAAAGCGGACTATGATCAGATATCCGAGGCCATCAACAATTACCTTGACGTGTTCAGGGAACCTACGCAGGAGATGGAGCAGTCGGGACAGAGCGAAAACGGCCTGACAATGCGAGGCATCTAAAGCAACTTTTCGGGAGCTTGTAAATGACAGGCTCCCTTATTTTTTTATAAGGAGGTGATGCCCGTGTTTATATGGGACTTTGTAGTTGATACCGTGATGAAACAGATTGAGGATTGGATCTACGGTCAGATCATCGGCTTTCTCGGCAATTTCTTTTCGGCTATGGGCAATATGGGTGCCGATCTATTTGAAATGACCTGGGTTAAATCCATTGTCCTGTTCTTTTTCTATCTGGCCTGGGCGCTCTACGGCACAGGGCTGGTGGTATCCGTTTTTGAGTGCGGCATCGAGTATCAGTCCGGCCGGGGAAGCATCAAGGACACAGCGCTCAACATTCTAAAGGGGTTTCTGGCGGTGGGGCTGTTCTCCACAGTGCCTGTGGAGCTATATAAGCTCTCCGTATCCCTGCAGAGCAGCTTCACGGCCGGCATTACCGGATACGGCTCCGGCGTTGATACTCTCGCAGGTGACATCATCAGCCAGCTGTCCTCGGCCGGAAGCCTGGACAATGCAGGGGCTGCCGGTGTGTTTGGAGGCGCCGGAAGCACTCTCAATCCGATTATGCTCCTGTTTATCCTCATTATGATGGGCTATGCAGTGATCAAGGTCTTTTTTGCCAACCTCAAGCGAGGTGGTATTCTTTTGATCCAAATTTCCGTTGGAAGCCTTTACATGTTTAGCGTTCCAAGAGGTTATCTGGACGGTTTTGTCAGCTGGTGCAAGCAGATCATCGGCCTGTGCCTGACGGCTTTCCTCCAGACCACAATCCTCATAGCAGGTCTGATGGTAGTGAAAGACCACGTCCTGCTGGGGCTGGGGTTGATGTTGGCATCCGGAGAAATTCCCCGCATCGCCGGAGCCTTTGGACTGGATACCAGTACCAAGGCCAACCTTATGAGCGCGGTATATACTGCTCAGACTGCCATTAACATGACGCGCACGGTAGTAAAGGCGGTGGCGGCGAAATGA